GGTGACGATTCGCCTCTCATGCCGGGTGAGTTCCGCGATGTGGACGTACCGGGTGGTGCAATTCGGGATTCGATTGCATTCCTTCCTTACAAGGAGCCATCATCGGTATTATACCAGTTGCTTGGAAACATCGTGGAAGAGGGGCGAAGGATTGGCTCCGTTGCTGATGTACAAGTTGGAAACCTCAACCCGCAAGCTCCAGTCGGAACTACGCTCGCGTTGATGGAGCGAAGCATGAAGGTTATGTCTGGTGTTCAGGCTCGCCTTCATCATGCTTTGAAAAACGAGTTAAGGCTTCTTGCCAAGATTATTAAGGATTACATGCCACCAGAATACTCTTATGAGCAAGATGGTGACTTCAATAGGCAAAAAGATTTTGATGGTCGTATTGACGTAATACCCGTGTCTGACCCTAACGCAGCAACAATGGCGCAAAGGGTTGTGCAGTATCAGGCGGCTTTGCAGCTTGCTCAACAGGCACCTCAGCTTTATGACCTTGGAAAGCTACATCGTCAGATGCTTGAGGTTCTGGGTATTAAAGATGCTGAAGAAATCATCAAACTGCCAGACGATATAAAAGCAGCAGATCCTGTAAGTGAAAATATGTCCATGCTTAAACAAGAGCCAGTCAAGGCATTTAAGTATCAGGATCACGAGGCTCACATTGCTGTACACTTAGCCGCAGCAGAAGATCCAAAGCTAAAAGAAATTGTAGCTCAGTCTCCATTTGCTGGCGCAATACAAGCCGCTCTTTCTGCTCACGTTACAGAACATGTTGCGTTCCAGTACAGGAAAGAAATAGAAAAAACCCTTGGCGTTGGTATGCCTGATGAAGAGACAGAACTGCCAGAGGATATTGAGATTGAGATTAGTAGGATGTCATCCGAAGCGGCTCAGAAACTTCTTCGTAAGGATCAGGCCGAAATGCAACAGAAAGAAGCAATGAAACAACAACAAGATCCTTTGACCGTGATACAGCAAAAAGAAATAGCTTTGAAAGAGGCTGAGTTTGCTCACAGAAAAGAAATGGATGTTGCAAAACTGCAATCTGACGCTCAGTCAAAGATGGCTAATCTTGAGTTGCAAAAGGATCGCCTTGAATCTGAGGAGCAAAGAGAAGGTGCCAAACTTGGTGTTAAGTTAGCTACAGAGCTTGACCAATCAAGAAAAGATGATATTAGAGAAGGCACCAATATTGGTCTTGAAATAGCAAGGGAGCTAGGTAACAGAGATGGCGAACAATGATACGGTTTATTCACCAATCAGAGAGAAAATCAGAGAGTATTTAAATGTTCTCGCTGACCATATGGCCTGTGGTGGGTGCAAGTCCTTTGAAGAATACAGAGAGGCCGTGGGTAAAGTCGAAGCCCTCGCCGCTGTTGAAAGAGACATCATCGACCTTGAAGAAAGGTTCATTAACGACTAGGGCTTCCGGATTGCGGGGCTGTATAGTATATTGTAAATATTACTACTCACAGGGTTGTCCCTGCAAGGTACTGTGAACCTCGATCACTGCACAAGGAAAACAGATGTATTCTGCAAATAAAGAAGTCAACGAAAGCGTTGCAAATAAAATACCAGTACCCGCTGGGTACAAACTTTTAATTAAACCACTTGAGGTCAAAGAAAAAACAGACGCAGGCATTTATATGCCAGATGCACTGAAGAATGCGGAGCAAACCGCTTCAGTCATTGGGTTTGTTGTAAAAGCTGGGCCGGATGCTTACCAAGACGAGTCTAAGTTTCCAAATGGCCCATATTGTAAAGAAGGTGACTTTGTTATCTTTCGATCTTACTCCGGCACAAGGTTTAAGATTGATAAACAAGAGTTCCGTCTTATCAATGATGACACAGTAGAGGCTGTTGTCGATGACCCAAGAGGATATGCAAGAGTATGAACCAGTCACAAGCCTTGGCTCAGGAAGAAGAGCAAGAAAAAGTTACCGGGAACTTTCAAGAAGCGGAAGATAGCGGTTTTGAGTTAGAGATTATTGAGGACACTCCTCAAGAGGAGAAGCCTCGCCGCGCTGAGGGGGTTGAGCCAAACGTCCCCGATGATACGGAAATAGAACAGTATAGTGATGGCGTTCAAAAGCGCATCAAGCAATTAAAGTTTGAATATCACGAAGAGCGTAGACGCAAAGAAGAAGCCTCAAAAATGCAAGATGAGGCTGTTAGCTATGCTAAAAAAGTTTATGAGGAGAACCAAAAACTTCGCAAAGCCTTAGAAGATGGCGAAGGTGTTTTGGTAGAGCAGGCTAAGGGTCGAGTAGACGCAGAACTTGATAAGGCAAAAACAGCCTATAAAGCTGCATACGAGACCGGAGACCCAGATGCTTTAATTGAAGCTCAAGAAAAGCTATCTAGCCTGCAAAATGAGAAATATCGTGTGGAGTCTTATAAGCCTCAAAAGCGTGAGGCTCCCAAGCCAGACCCTGTAGTGTCTAAGCCGTCAATCCCAACGCCAGATCAAAAGGCGCAGGAATGGAGTGCAAACAACACTTGGTTTGGTGAAGATAGTGAAATGACGGGATACGCCTTTGGTGTCCATGAAAAACTTGTCAAACAAGGTATCGATACCAAAAGTGACAAGTATTATGCCTCCATCGATGAATCGATGCGTAAAACGTTCCCAGACAAGTTTGATGAGCAAATTGAGGAAGCACCTGTTCGTCAAACTGGTTCCGTGGTTGCCCCCCAAAGTCGGAGTGCAAAAAAACCACGCAGAGTGCAATTAACCTCAACACAAGTCTCACTCGCCAAAAGACTTGGCCTTACGGCAGAACAATATGCGGCGCAACTCTTGAAGGAGTCTTCAAATGTCTGATAGAAACCCACGCACTAATGACACTCGCGCTACTGCGGAGCGTCCTAAAACTTGGAAACGTGCTGGTACGCTACCAACCCCCGAATCCCGCGATGGAATAAAATATCGTTGGATACGCACATCTACTTTGGGTAATAGCGATAACACTAATGTTTCTTCTAAGTTTCGTGAAGGTTGGACACCAGTCAAAGCTGAAGATCATCCTGAACTGCAAGTGTTGCCTGATATCGACTCTCGATTTCAAGGTAATGTTGAGGTTGGAGGATTGCTCTTATGCGAAAATTCAGCCGAATATATAGAATCTCGTAGTCAAGCCCACAGGGAAATGAACAAGAATCAAATCGACTCTGTGGACAATAACTTTATGCGAAATTCTGATTCTCGTATGCCCGTTCTACCACCAGAACGAAGCACAAAAACAACCTTTGGCAAGTAACCTGAGCGGGAGCTTGTCGTAGATAATAAGGAGGGACAATCATGTCCGCTACTGCCGCTCCCTTTGGACTGCGCCCAGTAGGAAACCTCGGAGGTAACTATAACGGTTCCTTCCGTCAGTATCCTATTCTGAGTTCAGAATCCACAGCGATTGTTTTTGGTGATGTCGTCAAGCTAACTGATGCTGGCGCAACCACCACAATCCAAAAAGATACTGGCACAACTTCTGCCACACCTATTGGTATCTTTATGGGCTGTCGCTACACAGACATCAGCACTGGTCAAACCCAGTTCAGCCAAGTTTGGTCTGGCGCTGCCCATACAAATGGTATGGTTTATGTTGCTGATGATCCGAATATCCTTTTTGCAATCCAAGCTGACTCAACCGTCAATGATGACGATCTCGCAGCTAACTGCGCTCTTGTACAAGGCACCGCAAACACCACTCTAGGTATTTCGCGCGTTTCTTTGGACATCAGCACAGCCGCAACAACTGCCGCTCTCCCGATTCGTGTCGTGGATTGGCTAGGTGGTTATGACGGTGATGAAAAAGGAACAGCATTCCCAATTATGGTATGCAAGTTTAATACTGGTCATCAACTCGGAATCGGTGTCGTTTCTGGCAACGCTCCATCAGCAGCTTAAGAAAGGAGTTGTAATATTATGGCTATTTCTCGCGCCCAGCTCCTTAAGGAGCTTCTACCCGGTCTAAACGCATTGTTCGGTCTTGAGTACGGCAAGTACGAAAACGAACATTCGGAGATCTATGAAACCGAAACTTCAGAGCGTAGCTTTGAGGAAGAGGTCAAACTTTCAGGCTTTGGTGCTGCACCAGTTAAGCAAGAAGGTTCACAGGTCTCATTTGACACGGCTCAAGAGTCTTTCACAGCTCGCTATAACCATGAGACCATTGCTATGGGCTTTTCGGTTACAGAAGAAGCTATGGAAGATAACCTGTATGACTCTTTGTCTGCTCGTTACACTAAAGCCCTTGCACGGGCAATGGCGTACACAAAGCAGGTCAAGGCAGCTTCATTGTTGAACACTGGTTTTGATACCTTCACATCTGGCGATGGCGAGTTTCTTTTTGATACTGACCACCCGACAGTTGCTGGCGGTAACAACGCTAACCGTCCATCAGTAGCCGCTGACTTGAATGAGACATCATTGGAAGATGCTGTTATCAACATTGCAGCTTTCGTTGACGAGCGTGGTCTTTTGATCGCAGCCCGCCCACGCAAGTTGATTGTACCGCCTGCATTGATGTTTGTTGCAACTCGTTTGCTCCAGACTGAAGGCCGCGTAGGTACTGCTGATAACGATCTGAACGCTATTCGTTCAAACGGTTCGATTCCAGAAGGTTACACTATCAATCACTACCTGACTGATACAGACGCCTTCTTTATCACAACCGATGTTCCAAACGGCATGAAGCACTTTGTTCGTACTCCAATGTCAACATCTATGGATGGTGACTTTGATACAGGCAATGTTCGCTACAAAGCCCGTGAGCGTTACAGCTTCGGTGTATCAGATCCATTGGGCATTTATGGCTCACCGGGTGCTTAATTAAATTAAGCTAATACTATTTGATTGGGCGGCTTCTTGGCCGCCCTTTCTTTTGCTATAATAGACGAAACCCTGACAGCCGCATCCTGTGGCTGACACTAGCCACGACAGGAGTGACTCAAATGGCTACTACTACTTTTACTGGAGCGGTACGCTCCAAAGGCGGATTTACCTCTGTAAGCCAAAACGCTACAACAGGTGCATTCTCCACTCTTTCAAGCATCAGCTCAACTGGTGTATCTTCCTTTGATGCGAACACAATGGCTGTAGAGGCTGGCACTGGTATTACTACTGGTACTGGAACGATTTATCGTACTTCTGTGCAGCGTGTGGGCGGCATCATTACAACTCGTATTCTTATTGACCTAACTGGTCTGCGTTCAACAGGATCTGGTGACATCATTGGTGTCAACGGTACAGCACTTGTTTGTCACATTGGTCAGATTACTGCTGTTAAAAACGGCACCATCTTGACTGGAAGCATGGAGTGTTTTGAAGCACCTACTGGCGGTGATCCAGACATTAACATCCACTCTGCAACAGAAGGCACAGGTGTTGAGGACGGAGCAATCGGTAGCTTGACTGAAACGCTTCTTGTCAATGCTGGTGACGCTACACTAGGAAGTAAAGTTTACTTTACTGCCGTCCCCGCTGCCGATCAGTTTTTGTATCTAACAACAGGCGCAGCTACAGACGCTGATTACTCTGCTGGCAAACTCTTTATTGAATTGATGGGCTACGAAGCCTAATAATGAGAGGGGTTAATCCCCCTCTCCTTTTTATAAGGAGATTGAAATGGCAAGATCAGACGTAAAGGTTCAACTCATTAGCGATGAGGTGGCGGCAGACGATGATTTCATTGTTACGGCAGCTAGACCAAACACGGCAGCAACCCTAGCAAATTCGTCTTTTGCATCTGGAGGCGCAAGGCTTCTTGGTGTTACCACAACAGGCACTGGTGACAATGCTAAAACTAATACTATTGTTGGCACAGACGTTTTTGATAATGCGCTCACTGAAGTAATAGTTTCAACGGGTTCAGCCGCACAGGTTGATGGAACGAAGTTTTTTAAAACAGTAACCTCTATTACAAGCTCTGCACAATTCGCGGCAAACATAAAAGTAGGCTCTCTCGCCTCTGCCGCGCAGGCTGTTTTTGGCGGTCGAGTTAGGTTAAAAGGATATTCAATCGTTTCAGGTGGCACTGCTGGTGTAATTGAGTTTATTAACGGCACTCCTGAAGATGGAACTGTTTTATTTAAAGCCAGAACCATTGGAACTGACAACACAACGCTAGATAACACAATCCCAGAAGATGGCATTGTTTTTGAGAATGGGCTTTCTATCAAGTACACAGTGGGTACTATTGATATGATGAATATTTTCTATGCCTAGGAAAAAAGAAACACCGATCAGAACATCGGTTAAGTCCGGTAATTTTCGCGCCACTAAAAAGGGCGCGGGGATGACCTCTAAGGGCGTCAAGGCGTACAGGGCTGCAAACCCCGGAAGTAAGTTAAAGACTGCCGTCACAGGCAAGGTAAAGCCGGGTAGCGCGTCCGCTAAGAGGCGTAAGTCATTCTGTGCAAGATCAGCAGGACAAATGAAAAAGTTTCCTAGCGCTGCTAAAAATCCAAATAGCAGACTAAGGCAAGCAAGAAAACGGTGGAAGTGCTAATGAAACTTGAGCAACAACAAGTTCAGGAACTCACTGTAGAGCAAGTTATGGCTGAATTAGTAAAGCATGAGGCTGAGTGTAATCTGCGTTATCAGCGCATTGAAGAGCGTCTTGAGGATCAAAGGGGCCATATGTGTAAGTTAGATCAACGTCTTTGGTGGATTGTTGGTTTGGTTATAATTGCGCCTTTCTTACAAAGGCTACTCTAATGACAATCTCAAGAGCTTCTATGGGGAAGCAGTTAAAGGGAAATAAGATGAAAAAGAAAAAAGTCAAAAAGATGATTGGTGGCGGCAAGCTGCTTGGATCTATAAGCCCTTTAGCTGGAGCGATTTCTGGCAAGGGAATGTTTGGTCGAGCTTTTGGTAAGGGCTTAAAGAATGTAAGCCCCCTTGGGGCGCTTATTAGTAAAATGAATTCCAAGGGGAAGGCAAGTCCTATTGCCCCTGTTGGAAAAGAGGATAAAAAGAAAAATCCTATGGGTAATCCGGGTGCGTTTGCTCCAGCAACATTAGCTGTTAAATCTGGCGGTTCTCTTAATAAAAAACGCCGTATTGATGGGATTGCTCAAAGAGGCAAAACTAAAGCAGGAAGATAAGCCAATGACACGGAAAAACAAAAAACCAGTCATTAAGGCGTTTAAGGGTCTTGGCCTTGGCGCAAAAATGATTCCTAAAATGGTAGAGCTTGTAAATTCATCAAATCCGGGAAATTTTAAGGCTTTTAAACAAGACGCTTTTAAAAAATTTGGAAACAATCCTAATTTTGCAAAAGCAATGCAATCTTTTGGCATGGGTGAAATGGCAAGAATGCCTGAAGCGAAAAAAATGAGTAAGGGTGGTGTAATTAAGCGTAAGCGTCCGATTGACGGCATTGCACAGCGCGGAAGAACTAGGGCTAAGTAATGTCTAAGAAAACATTTATGAGTGAATTTGCAAGCCCGCTTATTAATGAAGCGGAAAGCAGGTTTGGTGTTAGCCTAAACCCTAGATTGAGGTCAAAGCTAGGCATCAAAGGCAAAACAACATCTTCTATTGCGCCTACGGGAGTAAGCGCGGGTGTCGGCAAGGGCGTTAAAAAAGTAGCAGAAATGGCAAAAATGGCTGGCGCAGCAAAAATGATGAAAGCTGGAGGCGCGGTAAAAAGAAAGCGCTCTATAGATGGAATTGCCAAGCGAGGCAAGACAAGGGCTAAGTAATGCGCCGTAGAAATTATTCTTCTGAGTACAAGAACTATCAAGGAACCCTTGTGCAAAAAAAACGAAGAGCAAGCAGGAATACAGCTAGAAAAAAAATGGTTGCCGCTGGTAAGGTCAGGAAGGGCGATGGAAAAGATGTCGCTCACAAGAATGGAAACCCAAGAGACAACAGCCTTTCAAACTTAAAAGCAGTGCCAGCCTCAAGGAACAGATCTTATGCAAGAACAAAAACCTCAAGAAAAGTTAACAGAAGAGCGTAAAGAGGGGGTTGTAAAGGTTCATTGTGGGCCTAGATGCCCAAGATGTCAGGATGGATTAAGAACCGTGTATGTACACGGGCATGAGCAGTGTATTGCTTGTGGATGCGTTATTGAAGATTGTTGCCAAGGAGAAGTCTCATGCGGAAGTGTGGAGCAAAAAAACCAGTAGCTATGAAGCGCGGCGGTAAGGCCACTGTAAAAAATCCAGTGGCTAAAGCTGTAGGGGGCATAAAGCCTAGCGTTGTAAAGCCAAAGAAGGGAAAGGGGTCTTACACGAGGAAGATCTCTTCCTTTAGTTCTGGGGGTGCTGCAAAGGTTCGGTCTGCTGGCAAAGAATACATGGCTAGTATCAGGGCTAAAGCTCCAGCAACTGGAGTAAAGGCCAAGGCAAGGCAAAAGGCCGCAAAAGAAAAGATTGAGAAAGATTTAAATAAGGCCCGCAAGGGCTTTGCCACCCCAGCCAGACAAGCAGAAATGAAGTCAGGTGGGAGCGTAAAGAAAAAGATTAATAAGGTTGTTAAGGGTCTGAAGAAGGCATCTAAATTACACGCTGGTCAGGCAAAGACATTATCTTCTCTTAAGCTAAGAGAGGGCGGATCTACAACAAAAAGAAAGCCAAAGATAAAAACCCCAAAAGGCACAAAGGGATTTAAGGGAATACAGCCCCTGA